GATAAATTCAAAAGAACAGAGTATCATCTATATAATTATAAAGACATAGATAAGCTTAATAGATTAGACGAAATTAAAATAAAGCAGCTTGAAAATGATATTACACTATCAGCTGTACAATATGATAAAGATAGTATTTCTCCAACTAATGCTTTTCATTCAAATGTTGAAGATGAAGTTATCAGGAGAGAAGAACATATTAAATATAAAGTAGATCATCTTAAAAATAATATTGCAAGACGTAATCTAGAAAAAGAATTAATCATAACATCATTAACATTATTAGAAGATGAAGAAAAGAAACTTGTAGAACTTAGATATTTTAGTAAGCCAACTAGATCATGGGATAGTATAGCTTTAGAAGTTAATCAAAGTAGAGATAATTGTATAAAAGTTAGAAGAAAAATAATAGCACAGTTAGCAAATTATATATTATAACTTGTATATACAGTATTATTGTATTCTTATTATACGTTTATTACTTTATTATTATTTTATTGTAAGTGTCCGATATATAAGGCTTTTAGGGTGTTATTATAGTATTGTAGAAAGAGTTAATTAAGACATTGCAAGAGTAATTGTTTCTACTGGAACTAAAGATAAAGCCCCCTCTTAAATAAAGGCAGCTATTATTAATTTAATGGTTGCCTTTTTAGTTTACTTAAAGGCTATGTAAGAGGATTTAAATTTAAGTGATAAATTATACTAGAAAAGATATAAGGCTTGTCTATCAAGCGAATAGATAAGCAGAAATATATAATAAGTGTTACATTTAATATAAAAACTAATTGTAAAATTGTAAAAATAAAAGAGGTGAAGTAATATGTCTTTAACAGATAAACAAAATGAAACTATTGACTTGCTAATGTTAGGTAATCTAAGTAAAGGTCAGATTGCAAAAAGTGTAGGTATAGCAGAAAAGACAGTATATAATTGGTTAAATAATAATGAGGAATTTAAGGCTGAACTGCAGAAACGTACAGATGTTTTCAATAATACAAGAATGACAGATGGAAAGAATAAGTTAGCAACGTATTTGGACATGGCTATTAATAACATAGTAGAGATGGCTAATGATAAGTCTAATACTAAGTGTTATGATGCCAATAGATATATTATAGACCGTAACTTAGGCAACACTACAACTAAGATAGAGCAATCTAATGCAGATGCTACTGGCAAGAATAATAATGTTGATATAGATCAATTAATTAATGAAGTAAAAGAAGATAATAATGTTATTACATTACCTACTGGCAAGGTCCAATAGTAATAAGTTATTATTTCATTAGAGTATACTTATATGACACATATAAATATCTAATAAAATATATTTCAATAAGGTATAAAAAATAATATTGAAATGTTTCAAAATAAACATTGACTTCATTGAAACATATTGATATAATGAATATAAGAAAATGGATTGAGAGTAGGGGGTACATTCTAAAATGGATTTTCCTTATATCCTGTCGATAGACTCCATAAAATTTTCTATTATTTTTTAGAATGAGGTGTTTCTAATGAGAATATATGGTTATTCAAGAGTATCAACTAAAGACCAAAATTTAGATAGACAGCTGGTAGAACTTAAGAAGTATGTGGAGGACAGATTTATATTCCAGGATAAGCAAAGTGGAAAAGATTTTGATAGGCCACAATACCAACTAATGAAAAAGGTAGCTCAAAAAGGCGATATTATCTATGTTAAATCTTTAGATAGACTTGGCAGAAATAAAGCGAAGATAAAAGATGAACTTGAATATTATAAGAATGAAGGCGTAAGAATAAAAATACTTGATATACCTACTTCAATGATGGATATTCCAGTAGGTCAAGAATGGCTTATGGATATGATTAATAATTTGCTTATAGAAGTATTAAGTACAATGGCAGAACAGGAAAGAAATAATATAAGGCAAAGACAAGCAGAAGGAATTGCAATAGCAAAAGAAAAAGGTAAATATAAAGGTAGAAAGAAAATTGAAGTAGACGAAACATTTAAAAAGGCTTATGATCAATGGAAAAATAATGAGATTACAGCAGTAAAAGCTATGGAACTTACTGGACTAAAGAGAAATACTTTCTATAGAAGAGTTGCTGAGTATGAGGAAAATAAATAATAAAATGTTATATATTAGAAGGAATATACCAACTTTTGTATAATTGTATTATATGGAAGGTGGAGGAGTATTTTGAAAATAGATGATTTAAAAGATAAATCGATAAAATGTATAAAAATATCTGGAGGATTTGAGATAAAATATCCTGATTTAAAGCCTATTGAAGCAGCACCAATATTTAAAGACAAAATTATTAGGGTGATTGATGTAACAGATAGGTACATAATAGCAGTAGGATTAATGTTTTATGGCACGATTAAAGTAAAGAAAAGTGATTTAAAAGAACATTTTGTATTAGCTGATACAGATGAACCAATTGAATAAGAATTAGTGATCTTAGAACTCTAGAAATAGGGTTCTTTTATTATGACAAAAAGGAGGAATAACATGATATATTTTGATAATTTAAAATTTGGTACAGAGCTTAAATACGAAGTATATCTGTTAACTAGATATCTTGTTAAACATTATGATAAAGAAATAGCAGATAAACTATTAAAAGCCAATAGTAACGATTTAGATAAACTGGCTAGGGCATTAGGAGAAAGAGATATTGAATTTTTTTGCTTATATTTTATGAGTGATACTTTTGTTGTTAAAGATGATAATGTTGCTAGACAACTTTCTAAAGGCCATTATGAATTATGGGAACTTGCCAATAGGATATTTGTACAAGATGAACTAGATAAAACAGCTATTATTGAACCTAGAGGATTTGCAAAGACTACTATTTTCGATATGGCTGTTAGTGTATGGTTGCATTGTTATAAAAAATCTCTATTTACTCTATTAGGTGCTAAAACTGATACTGATGCTACTCAATTCCTGGATTCTATTAAGAAAGTATTTAATGAAAATAAGAAGATTATTAAATGCTTTGGAAAGCTTATTAACATCAAAGCACCTAAGGAAAATGGAGAGAAATACACAGTAAATGCAAATGAAGTTGAGTTCACTAATGGAACTTATATTAAAACTGTTGGTTCTGGGACTTCTGTGCGTGGTGCGAACTGGGGAGGAATTAGACCGACTGTATTTATTGGTGATGACTTCCAGGATGAAAAAAATATCTTAACTGATATGGCAAGAGATAAACAATATTCTAAATGGACTAAGGAAATTGAAGAAGTTGGAGATAAAGCAGTATATAGAAATGGCGTTAAGATAAAAGCAGCTACGAAAATAATTGCAATAGGTACAGTATTACATATAGATTGTCTTATGAGTCGGTTAAGTAGGAATAATGACTACTACACTATTTTAAGATGTGCCATTATATTGGGAAATGACCAAACTGTAGAAGATATATTTGAATATGGAGAAACAATTGAAGATGAATTTAAACCTGGTTTATGGTTGCAATGTCACGATATTTATTTTGATGAAAAACTAAATAAAGAAGAAAGAAAAGAAAAAGCTAAACAGTTCTATGAGGACCACAAGGAAAAAATGCAATTTCCTACATGGTGGCCTGAAAAGTGGGACTGTTTTAATGATTTAGCAATTAAGTATTGGGAAGATAGAAAAGCATTTATGAGTGAGTTAATGAATGATGCTTCATCTATAGGTGAAAAGTGGTTTAAATCTGTTGCAACTAGAACTAAAGAAGAAATTGAAAGCCATGATTTTACTAAAACTATGATGTCAATTGATCCAGCAAGTACTACTAATAAAAAATCTGATTTTACAAGCATTATCGTTGGTTCTAAGGCAACTAATGATTTTACTTATATAAGAGATTTGCTTATGAAGAAACTTAGTTTTGAACAATATTGCCAAAAGGCAGTTGAAATGCTTGAAAGAAATTTAGAGGTTACTCATATTAATATTGAAAAAAATACATACCAAGGTGCTGATGTGATTAAAATTAAGGAATTAATTGAAGCAAGTCCTATTCTTAAAGGAAAAAAGTATGAGTGGATTAATGAAATGCAGAAAAAGAATAAAGATGAAAAGATTTCTACTGTTGTGGATCCAATGAATAATGGAGAAATTATCTTGAATAGTGAGTGTGAAGATAGTAAAGCAGCAGTTGAACAAATAAAAGATTTCCAAGGACAGTTATATTCAATACATGATGATATGATTGATAATATTGCTGAATTGGAAAATAAAATTAAAACAATAAAAATTCCAGCAACTGTACAAATATTTGATAGATCAGCTGCATTATAGGAAGGAGGAATATAAGTGAGCTTTTTAAAAGATAATAGTGAGCTACTAAGTAATGTTAAAAGTGATTTTGAAACTAGAAAAATTATATATGATAAAATATATGATTACTGCATTACTGGCAAATCAGATGCCTATAGGGAATATAAAAATAATCCTAAGCGTTCAAACTTAAAGGTTAGGACAAACT